ACAAAAGGTTAAAAAAAGGGGGTATTTTTAGAAGGAAAGGGGAAATTCATTGTGTCGCAGGGAAAAGGAATATAAAGTGCCAAGGACGACATAGAAATCTTTTGTTAGAGCCAAAAAATAAGCAGTCAAACAGGGAAGAAAATGTCGCAGGTGGCATAATGTAAAAATGGCAAAAGACCGCTTAAATAAAGGATAAATAGCAAAAGGGCTAATTTATATCAGGTAAATGATTTTGGGATTTTATTTTAAGTATGATATAATTGGACTGTGGAAAACTGAGAGACGAGGTTCTCCTTCAGATAACCACTCTTCGCCCATAAGCGGAACGAAGGCTTGCCCTATAGGGCTTTAGGGCGAATAAAAAAATATACATATTTTAAACTATGCCAGAATATAGTCAGCAATCCCCTTATCGCTGGAGACCAGGACAGTCAGGAAATCCTGCAGGTAAGAAAAAGGGGACTGTTTCTATTTTAACACATATTAAGGCTTATTTAGCCGAGCATCCAGAAAAGATAGACGAGTTGGTTCAGTATTATTTGAATAATAAAAAATTAAGGGACTTATTGATAAAAATGATAGATGGCTCACCAAGACAGCAAGTGGAAGCTAATTTAAGAACCACTGTGGTTAATATTGATGAGGATGTAGCCAAAAAATATAACATTATCAGCGATGCTTCTACATCCAGCACAGAAGAAAGTAGCGATTGATACTCACAGATTTAGAGTATTAAGGTGCGGCAGGCGATTTGGTAAAACTATTCTCCTTATAGAGGAGATAAAAGCGATGGCTGTTTCTCGCCCTTCCCGTATTGCTTATATCGCTAAGAACTATCCGCAGGCAAGAGACATTGCTTGGGATTTATTGTGTAAGGAAATGAAAGGAGCGATTATCTCTACTAATGAAAGCCGACTGGAAATGAGAGTTTCGACCGTAGAAGGGACAGAAAGCATAATCTTTTTAAGAGGTTGGGAAAGTATTGAAAATTTATTGGGACAGGCGTTTGACTTGCTCTGCCTAGATGAAGTTGCCTTTATGGATAACTTCTGGGTGAACTGGGAAAATGTTTTAAGACCAACTCTGACTGATAGGCACGGAATTGCGATTTTTGCTTCTACTCCTAATGGTTTTAATCATTTTTACGATTTGTGCAATAAAGAACTGACTGATATTGATTATAAGACCTTTCACTTTAAGACCTCTGATAATCCTTATATCAGCAAAGAGGAGATAGAAAGAGCCAGAAAGACCTTACCAGAAGAAGTTTTTGTTCAGCAGTATGAGGCAGAATTTAGAAAGAAAACTGGCTTGGTTTATAAGGAGTTTGACAGGAAAATTCACCTTTATGATGAATTACCCCCAGAAGTTAAATCTTGGACCTATCTTGCTGGGGTGGACTTTGGGTATCAAAATCCTGCTGCTGTGCTTCATGTCTACACTAATGGTGAAATGTTCTATATAGATGATGAGTGGTATAAGAAAGAGCGGACTGATGCTCAAATAGCAGAATATGTAGCCAGTTATAATTTTAAGGCGGTTTATCCTGACCCAGAAAGTGCAGGAGGAGTTGAGGAGTTAAGAAGAAGGAGGGTTAATGTCAGAGAAGTTAAAAAAGGCAAAGATACTATTGTTGAAGGTATTCAGAAAATTAGAGAACTTTTATTAAATCAAAAATTAAAAATAAACCGCAGATGTATTAATCTCATCTCGGAGTTTGAAATGTATTCTTATGAAGACGAAACGGATAAAAATAGTGGTAAAAGCTTAAAAGAAATTCCATTAAAAGCCTATGACCACGGGCTTGATGCTTTTAGGTATATTATTTTAACTTTTAAGCCCATAGATGCTATCAATAAAAGACAGCACGAAATATGGGATAGAAATCGTTATAATTTAAACTCAACACGCTAATGGACACAATTTATCAAATTATTAAAAAACAGGAGAGCAAGTTTCTTTCTGGTAATCCTATTAAGTTGGGCAAATACGCCACTTATAACCATTTAGAAACAATCTCTACTATCCAGTCCTATATCAATTCTCAATATACTACTGGTAAATTTGACAGTAAAGGCAGGGAAAAGCCCTTTATGAATATCGTTGTTCCTTCTATCAATGTCTGGTATAAGGCGACTGATATTGATGAGAAAGATATTAAGTTTAGACCCTCAAAGGCGTCTCAAAGGATTAAGGCGTTTATTGCGACTATTCTGCTTCGTAACTGGATGAGGGGCAGAACAAAGCAAGGCAGGGTTTCAGAGAACTTTGGCTTATTCTTAGACCAATGGGGTTATACTTTATCCGCTTATGGTTCAGCGGTAGCCAAATTTGTAGAAAAAGATAAAAAGCTTATTCCATCTATTATTTCTTGGGATAGAATTATTTGCGACCCAGTTGATTTTGACGCCGCTCCTAAAATAGAAAAAATTTATTATACTCCTGATGAATTAGTAAATTCTAATTATGACCCAGAAGCGGTTCAGCGAGTTTTACAATTACACCAGAAAAAAGATACCAGAACGACCTTGGATAATCAGCCAATAGATTTAAGCGACGAATATATTGGAGTTTATGAATTACATGGAATGCTTCCTTTGTCTTATTTGACCGACAGGGAAAGCGATAGCGATATTTATCAACAGCAGATGCATGTCGTTTTTATTAAAAAGGGTTATCGGAACAAGGATAATGTAGAAATCACTTTATACAGAGGTAAGGAGGAAAAAGACCCTTATATGATTTCTCATTTAATCAAGCAGGAGGGAAGGGTAATGGGAATTGGAGCAGTAGAATATCTTTTAGACACTCAATGGATGGTTAATCACTCTATTAAAAACGCCAAAGATCAGTTAGATTTGGCTTCTAAAACTATCACTCAAACTTCTGACGCTAATTTTGTCGGAAGAAATCTTACCTCAGATGTAGACACAGGCGACATAATGATTACTGACGATAACCGCCCCTTAATTCCAGTAAATAACCAAGCAGTAGCAGTTCCTTACTTATTAAACTTTGCCCAAGAGTGGATAAATAACGGCAAAGATATTACAGGGGCTTATGAAGCCATTACTGGTGCTAATTTGCCTTCTGGAACTCCTTATCGTTTAGGGGCTATTCAAAACATTGAAGCCCATAACTTATTTGAAGTAATGAAAAAGAGCAAATCCCTTTATTTAGAAAGAATGCTTCGTTCTTATGTTCTTCCTTACTTCAAAAAACTATTAAAAACTACTGATGAAATAGTTGTTGCCTTAGAAGGAAATGAATTACAGGACTTTGATAAAATGGCTTTACCTGCCCAATTGGCTCAAGAATTAAAAGTCGCCTTAATGACAAAAGAACTTCCTACAATAGACGAGTTAATGACTTCTATTCAAGAAAAGAATAGTTTAATGAGAGAGGATAGGGCTTTGGTTCTTGGTGAAAACCAAACTTGGGCTGATTATTTTGGAGATTTAGATATGGATGCTATTGAAATTGATATTGCTGGTGAAAATAGAAATAAAGCCGAAGCGTTCTCAATAATCAACGGTATCTTACAACTGATTATTCAAAATCCAAATGCTCTTAATGATAATAATGTGAGAAATCTTTTGAATTGGATTATGGATGAAGCAGGATATATTTCACCATTGCAATTTGCTCCTGCTCAACCTGCTCAACCTGCTCAAAATATACAAACTAATGTCGGTGGCGGGACTAATGCGTTAAAGGGAATGGCTGGGCTTAATATGCCTTCACCTACAATCCCTGGGGTCGAAGTTCTGCCTAAATAACAAATAAATTTATGCCTAAGGTTTTAGAACAAAAATTACGAAGAGAAGTAAATAAAAAGCATCCAAATTGGTCAGAGGAAAGGAAAAATGCCTATGTATATGGAACTCTTCAAAAGGTGACCAATTGGAAACCCCATAAAAAATCTAAAAAATAATATGGAAAAAGGACAACAAATGCGTTTTACAGAAAGTGAATTGGATTTAATTAGGAGAACTTTCAAGGGAAATGAAGCTTTACTTAAATTATTAAGAAAAGTTTTCCTTCCTGAAATTGACCCTGATGCTCCATTGGGTCAAATTATTGATTTATGGATGACAGTTCCAGTTAATCAATTACCGCCTGACCAAGCAATTGTTAATTTATTAGCAAGAAATCAGCTGATTATGCATATTGAACAACAACTGATGCAATTACAACAATTAGCAGAAATGAAAACGGAAACAGAAGAAGAAAAAAGGGAGAGAATAAAAAAAGATAGTGTAAAATAATTTATTGGCGGAGAAGGAACCGCCTTAACAACCTTCTAAAACTATGGAAGAACAATTAGGTAATCTTGATGCCTTAAATCAAGAACAGGGTATTCAGGAATCCTTAACTCCTGAAAAAACGGAAGAAACTCCGAAAGAACCTCAACAAGATAAACAGGAATTAGAGAAACTTCAAGAGTTGGCTAAAAATTATAAAATTCGTGCTGAAAAAGCCGAAGCCATGTTAAAAGAAACTCATAAAGAAGTTTCTCCACAGGAATTGTCGGTGAAGGACTTAACTGCTTTGGTTAAAAATAATGTTTCAGAGGACGATTACGATGACATATTTGATTATGCTCGTCTTAAAAAAATCTCTGTAGCCGAAGCATTAAAAAGTCCTGTTGTAAGAGCAATTCTATCAGAGAAAGAGGAAATGAGACGCACTGCGACAGCAACTGCCACAGGAAATAAAATTCAAGGCGTTTCTGTTCCATCCTCAGATGAACTCTTACAAAAAGCCCAATCTACTGGCGAAATTCCTGAATCTGAAGAGGATATTGAGAAGTTGATTTCCGCAAGATTAACAAAAAATAAAAAATAATTAACGGTGGTTCGGTGGAATTAAAGATATGCCTAACACAATTACAGAAAAAGTCTGGCGTGATAAATATCGCCAAGCGACTTTAGACCAAATCCTTCGCCGAGCCTTAATAGCCGAAGATATTTGCGAAGTTGATAGAGACACTGCTAAAACAATTCAAAATCCTTATGGTGATGGTGCTACTGCTGTTATTCAGCCTTTGGCTGGAACTTACAGTGTAGATACTTTTACTACTCATGAGGATACTTTAACAGTAAACTACGAAGTCATTGTAGCAGAACACATTTATGATTTTGAATCTGTTCTCTCTAACTTTGACTTATTCGCAAATAGAACCGAGGAACAAGCCTTTGCTGTAGCAGAAAAAATCGACAAATTCGTTTTGAACGAACTAGTTGATAATGCTGGAGAATCATATTCTACCCCTTCGGGTGGATTTGCTGACCCAAATAATATTACAAAAATCTTTGGTGATTTACTTGCCAAAGTTGCTGGATATGCTGATGCTTACAAAGGATTATTCTTAGTTCTCGAAAGCACTGACCTTTCTGGTCTTATTCAGAAACAAGTAGCCAGTGGCTTTTCTTTCGCTGATGCTGCTCTAAAGAACGGGTTTATCACTTCCTATATGGGAGTTGATATTTATGTAACTCGTCCTGGAACTTTTATGGATGGAGTTATGGACAGTGTTTCTGCCCTAACTTTCACTAATGAGGACCATAGAGTTTTCGGTGTAAAGAAAGTTGCTACTTATGCTGCTCCCAGAGGTATTCAATTTGAGGAAAAACAAGTTTCTGGTAAAACTGGTATGGAAGTGGTAACTTACGGCTATGTCGGGTTCAAGTTATGGAAAGTTAAAGAGGACTTGATTGTTGATATTACTATCATGCCAGAAAGTTCTTAAACTTTTCTCTCAGCCCCATAAGGGCTGGGAGGAGGGAGTAACCGCCACCGATTACTCCTTCCTCTCAACTCTTATGGATTTAGTATATGTAAATATAAAAAGCAAGTGGGAGAGCAATGAATTAAAGTTCTCCCTGAGAAGTGCTGAAAAGCATTTGAAATTTGACAAAGTAGTAATAGTTGGATATCTACCGCCTTTTTTAAGCCCAGATAGAGTTTTCCATATTCCTTTTGAAGAAAGAATTGAAAAAAAATGGAAAAATGTTGCTGATAAGTTTGAACTGATAGTAAACCATCCAGATATTAGCAAGGATTTTATTTATATGAATGACGATTTCTTTTTATTAAAAGATTATCCTAAAATTCCTTATTTTTATAGAGGCACACTGGCGGATACAACAAAAGGCAATAGACCTGGAGAATACTGGAAAAGGCTTAGGAAAACTTATGAATGTTTTCCTGATGGACTTAATTATGAAGTTCATTTTCCGATGGTTTTTAATAAAGCAAAATTAAAAAAGGTAATTGAAAAATATGGTTGGGAAGTGGAGAGAAGGAGTACTTATTGTAATGAATATAAAGTTCCTTCAAAACTAACAGAGGATTATAAATGTTTTCATATAAAAGATTTGGATAAAGTAACAAATGTTCCGTTTTTCAGCACCAGTGACGAAGTTGTTCTTTACCCTGCGTTTCTTACATTTATACATGAGAGATTTCCTGAACCTTCCTCATACGAAATAAATCAACAAGATAAAATAAAACAGAAAAAACAAGAGTTACTAAAAGTTATAGAGATTTACAAACAAAAAAACCCTCAAAAATACGAACAAAGAAAAGAGGAGCTGGAAAGAAAACTTACACTTATGGAATTACAAATATGATTAAAAAACCCTTAAAAAGTGCTTTGTTATTGAACTTAGAAAATGGGGATATAATGGCTAAAAGTATCGAGAGATTGATAAAAGAACCCGATACTGAGATTTTAATAGTTGATAATTGCTCTAAGGACAGTACCATAAAGGTTTTAAGGAGATACTGCACAGACCAATACCTTCACCAGATAAGGGCTTGGAGGTGGAGAAAAATTAAAGGGCAGTCATATAATAGAAACTTTATGATTAAAAAGGCATTAGGAAAATACTTCTTAATGCTTGATACAGATATTCTTTATGTGCCAGGAACTTTTGATTATTTAATTCAGCGATTAGAAACTGCTCCCCCAGAAGTTAAATGTATTGGCTTTGATTCTTGGGGTTATACCAATGATGAGAACGAAGCGGCTACTCAACCTCCTTCATTAGATGAACCGTTGAAATTTAGAGAACAGCCGATTGCTTTTACTCAATATGGCGTATTCAAAAGAGAAATTTTTACTCGCTTCCGAATAAAATTTGATGAAAGATATGGCACTGGTCACGGGTGGGAAGACGACGATTTAGCGATGCAAATGCTTAAAAAGGGATTAAAATGTGCTTATGTTCCCTTAAAATACTATCATACCAGACATACTCCTGCTTGGTGGAAATTACATTCTCCTGAATTTATGAGACACAAAGAAAGGAAAGAACTCTTTGATAAAAAATGGGGAAAAAGTGTTTCTCAAAAGATTAGTGATACAACCCCTAAACAAGATATGGATAAGGCGATTAGTGCCCGACTTTTAGAGGAGGCAGAAGTTGATAAAATTCCAAATATTACTGACGAGACCAAAAAGAAAGTAAGACAACTTTTACAGATAATAGATATTTATAAACAGAAAAGTCCAGATAAATACGAACAAAAAAAGGAAGAATTTATTAAAAAATTAAATAAAATAATCTATGGTGTTTAATGATACAACTGGGCGTCAGGGTTTAATCCAATTAGCAGAATTTTGGGCGGGATTAAATGCTGGCGATATTTCAAGCGATAGTAATCTATTAGCCGTTTTTACTAATCTTATAAACAGGCGGTTAGATAAATATTTGGGTCTGTTAGGAGGAAGTTCGTCTTTAACTAAAATTGATGATACCTCCTATAATACCCATCCTTTTGCTATTTTTGATATTTTACAAGGACAGCACGATTATGAATTTTTAGTAGATGAAGACGATAATGCGATTTCTGATTTTACTGCGGTAATGATTAAAGTGGATAACGAGTATAAAAAATTAGATAGAATTACATTAGACCACCCAGACGCTGAATATATTATGAGTCCTAATTCTGATGATAAAGGCGTTCCTACAAGATTTTTAGAAAAGAATAATGTTATCTTTCTAAATCCTATTCCTGATTATGATAAAACAGATGGCGGAAAAGTATTTTTCAAAAGGTGTCCTTCTTATTTTACTACGACTGATACTACAAAAGAACCTGGTATTCCTTTTCAATTCCACCAAATGTTAGCGATAGGTTCGGCTTTGGACTGGCTTTTAATTAACAAACCTAATTATCAAACTTTAATAGTTACGACAAATAATGAATTATTAAAATGGGAAAAAGAATTTATGACTTATAATGAATTGAGAAATCCCGAGAGAAGAAGTTTTAAGCCCAAAATTGAAAATATGAGATAGAGGAAGTCGTCGAACCCTCTAAAATTTAATTCTAATTTAGAAATATGGCTATACCTTTGAAAGTTACAGGTGCTGGTAATAATTCTACCGCACGGAATTGCTATAAAGTGACATTTACGAAGGCGTTATCTTCTGCTCCTATTTATAAGGCGTGGGATAACTCAAAAACCTTTCCTGATAAGGATGCTGCTGGTTCTACTGTTACAAAAGAGATTTTTACTGGAACTGCTGGAAATAGCAATAAACCAATGTTGTCATTGGTAGATACTTCTTCAGCTGCTCCTACTTCTGATTGGAAACCTGCTTCTGCTACTGCTGGTTCTGCTAATCCAAACCGATTAAAAGGTTCTACAAATTATGTCACAGCGACAAAAACTCCTGCGGCTAGTGAATATATTACCTTTAATACCTGTTTGGAAGTTCCCTCTGATGCGACAGTTCCATCTACTTCCTCAATGAACGCCCTGCTTGAAATAACTTATACTTATACAGGCGATGCTCCCACAGTTACTTGGGCTGCTAATGAAGGAACAGAAGGAAGTCCTACTTGGACAACCTTTACTCCTGGCACTCACGGAATAAGATATTGTAATTCCTCTGCTGATGTTGGAAATAATGCTACTTGGAAGTTATCCTTACCTGCTTCTGGCACGGTAGACGATGGGGCTCAATTAGTCACCACCTAAACTTTTAAGGGTTGCTTCTCTCTAAATTGAGACAAGTATCCTTTAAAATTATGTTTATTGTTCATTTATCAAACGGCGAAACTTTAACCGAAGGAAAGAATTGCCCTAATTGGGACGCTGTTCCTAAAGAAGGAATTTCTTCTCTTGAATTACAAACTTTTTCTGGTGAAATTATTACACTCCCCAAATGTGAGGAGTATTTTTATTCAATAGAAGCAGTTTCTCAGGTTGGTTTAACTGTCCCAGTTTCTCCTGCTCCTATTATTACTGCTAAAATAATTGGCGGAATAGTTGGAGATAAAGCAATTATGCTAAGGGCTGATACAAGGGGGCATATCACAATTTCTTATTTATCAAAAAAAGATTTACCTTTTATAGAAAAAACTTATAGAAAGGGAGTATAAAAATTATGGCTTGGTTAACTGGATGGACATATAGAAAAAAAATTACAATTACAGGAGCAAGTGGTGCTGGAACTAATTTTCAAGTTCTTTTAAAAGTTGGAGAAAGTTCTGGTGCAAGTGGAGCTGATTTTCATTTAGAAAATAAATCAAGTAATTTTCCAAGTGCTAAAAATAATGGTGGTGATTTACGATTTACTGATTCAGATGAGACAACTTTATTAGATTTTTGGGTAGAACAAGTAACAGGAAGTTCTCCTAATAGAGTGGCTTATATTTGGGTAGAAGTTGCAGATGATTTAGGAAGTAATCAAGATATTTACTGCTATTTTGGAAATTCAAGTGCTTCAAGTGCTTCTAATGGAGCAAATACTTTTTTATTCTTTGATGATTTTGATGGAAGTTATGTAGATGGAAGTAAGTGGAATAAACATGATGGAACTTCCGCAAGTTCGGTGGCTACTAATGGAGATAGCACAGTTACATATAGTTTAATGACTAATTCTTATACCATTTCTAATGGTGTAATTGAAGCATTACAATATGAAACAAATGAATATGTAGATAGTCAAATGTGGTATAGAAGTCAAGCAGCTAATGATAATAATAGTTATGTTTGGGTTAGGCGAGATAGAGGTGATTACAGTCTTCACGATAGTTATTTTCACAAAAGAGTAGCAGATAATTGGGGTTCGTCTTATAAAGTTGCCTCTTACTCACCTACTACTTCTGCTTGGAGAATTGCGAGAGTAATTCTTAGTGATAGTTATTTTCATGTTTATGTATTAAATACCTCTTACTCTCAAGAACATAGCAAAATTTGGAGTGAGTCTACCTGGTCTTCAGGGTATATTGGATTTAACCATCAATTTGGGAGTTCGTCTTATTCAAAAACTGATTGGATTAGAGTTCGTAAATATAATGCTACATCACCAGTATTTAATTCTGCTGGAAGTTTGACTGAAGGAAGAAAATCTACCACCGCTCTTCAATCTCTTTTAGAAAAACGCACTTATTCTACCACAGCCCTTCAATCTACTTTTGAAAAAGAAATAAAAAGCACCGCTTCTTTACAATCTACCTTAGAAAAGGTGTTAAAAGCAACCGCTTCTCTTTATTCCTTATTAGAAAAGTATCAGGTTAATACTACTGCTTTGAATACTTTACTGGAAAAGCAGGGAAAAAGCCCAGTTGCTTTTACTTCTTTATTAGAGAAAAGCCAGTCAGTAACAACCGCAATTCAGACATTATTAGAAACTCTCAAGAAAAGCAATGTTGCTTTAACTTCTCAATTAGAAGGACAATTAAAATCAACTACTGCTTTATGGACTGAGTTAGAAAGGATATTATCAGGAGTAGACACGGTCGCTTTGTATAGTTTATTAGAGAAACTGACATATGCGACAGTATCTTTACAAACTACTTTAGAAAAATGTAAGGGAGAGACAGTTGCTTTAAGCACTTTTTTACAATATGAGAGAACAAGCCCAGTTGCCTTACAATCTACTTTAGAAAAGGCATTACAAATAACTGCTTCCTTTCAATCCACTTTAGAAAAAGTATTAACTGCGACTGTATCTTTTCAGTCCATCTTAGAAAAAGCCATAGAAAATACAGTTGCTATGTCCTCTGAATTAGAGGCAAAACAGTTTTCTGCTACTGCTTTACTTTCAGTTTTAGAGAGAAAACAGCAAAGCGTGGTTGCACTTTTAACTCAATTAGAATATGCCCGAGAAACCACAACTGCTCTTTATAGCACCTTAGAAGCAACTAAATTGAATACAGTTGCTCTTTATACTGATTTGAATTATTTACGAACAGTATCTGTGGCTTTGACATCTTGGTTAGAAGGAGTTTCTAAAGGCACCATTGCTTTAAGAACTTTATTTGAAAAAACTACTCAATCTACTACTCCTTTACTTTCTGTTTTAAGACCTTTCAAAGTGAAGCACGAATTAGATAATTATGATAAGCACAGCGGACTTTTAGATAATTTAACAAAGCATACAACTCATATTCATAACATTAAAAAGTTATAAAACTATGAAGCAAGATGATATTCAATATTTATTAGGAGAGATAAGCGGTAAATTAGACGCTATTAACCAACGATTAGATAAAATAAATGGCACATTGGATAAGCACGATGGCAAAATCGATGAATTAGAAAAATTTAAGGATAACCTTCAAGGTAAAATGACTATTATTTCTACTTTGGGAGGGTTTGTAGGAGGGCTTATAACTATTATTATCAATTCTCTTACTAAAAAATTATGATTATTGAAAACGAAAATTTAAAACAGCCAGAAAATGAATTTGTAGATTCTCCCGTTGGAGGCAGGACTGAGCCGACTGCTGATTACGAAAAGAGAATAAATGATTTAGAAAGAGAAGTTAAAGAACTCAAAGAATTATTAGAGGGAGATGTAAAAGCAAAAACATATACCGCTATTGGGGGCTTTACTCCTGATAAAAGAAGTATGGTTAATACCCCTTTTGTTATTAGTAATGAACAAAAGAATTTGGACAAGAGACAAAGGCAAGCAGGACTTGGATTAGCAGTTAAATCTAATACTTTTCCCGAAAGTATACAGACAATTTTAACAGCCCAAAAATATGCTGACTTTTCTACTTTACCACCCTCTCTTAATCAAGTAGATTTTAATCAACTTCAAGAAGGTCAATTAACATTAGATTATCAGCCC